TAAGAGCTTCCAGTAGCGGTTGCAATAGACTTCAAAGAATTGCTGCCACTTCCGCTCACGGTTGTAATTTCGGTTTCAACGCGAAAAACAGAAGAGCTTGGTGCGCTGGCCTGTGAAGACGCAACACCAATCACGCTAGTAGATGGTAGCGGAATGCAAAGTTTGCTCATGTGTTAAAATAGACCTTCCCTTGGAATATTCTGGTCACAACGCTGCCATTTGTCAAATAAACTCTATGAACGCCCTCGTCCACATTGACGGCAGAGGTTTCATTTGCAGACAGGGTTAATCTGATTGATCCAGTTTGTTCGTTTAAAACCATTCTTCCATTTGTGGTTGTTAGGATTAAAATGTTATCAGGGCTATTTGGATGGGTTTTGACTTCCATGCTTCCCGTGTATCCCGCAAGGTTTACTGGCGTTGATGGTTCTCCCGTTTCCCAAAACAAAGTTTGGTTAAAGGTTTGCCCCTTTAAAATGCAAATATCTACTTCGGTTATTGGGAGTTCCATGCAATAATACGACAATATTTTTTACCAATTACTCCTTAAAGTCAAGCGTTGTTTTATTTTCTTAAAACCCTCCCTGTTCTTTTGTTTGATTTCCGCAATGGCCTCGCTTCCCGCCATTGCCCCGAAAACTTTCCTGACTACAAAAAGCCCAACAGCAAAAGAATCAAACAAGTCAGGGGACTTGCCAATCCGTTTTTTCATGTCTGTTTTAGATTCAATAATGATTTTTCTTTGGCGGCGAACATATTTTCTTTGGGTCATCTCCCAAGCCAAGTCTGGCGTGACTCCTTTTAATTGTTCGTTTTCAACGAAATATCTACCAACAAAACACAACTCGCTTGCCATGTTGTGAAAAAGCTCTTTGCCCACCTGTGGCTTTCCTGTTGCCTCATTTCTAAGCGCGTATTGCGCCGAAACAGGAAGATCAGATGCGGCCCCAGCAAAACTTACCGCGTGCCACCCCTTTAACAACTCTCGTTCACCGATAGACCAAAAGATGCCGCCAGCGGAGGCGTCAACGCCCATCCACTGATTTGGTATTCCCAGTTTTTCGGCCAAGTCTTTGATTTGATGAATCATTTCGTATTGAAAATCTTCTTGGCTCCCCTGTCTTCTGTTGAGAACATATTGCTTTTCTACGGCGACTGCCCACTTGCCAGATATGAGCCTTCCATATTTTAGGTGCGTAAAAACAAATCTGTCTCCACCTTCTGTATAGCTTGGGTCAACCCCAGCTATGTCTTTGGGTGTTCCATCCCATATCGGCTTATCTAATGCGCCGTGGCGAGCCAGCAAGATGTCACTAAAAATCGTGGTATCATCTGCATCCGCTGGTGGCCAAAACCCGCGAAACTTTCTCCAATACTGAGGATTGAGTTCTCCAAGTTCTTTTTTGGCAATAGCAACATCATTAGGCTTGGGAAGGAACGGATAACGCAGTCCTTTTCCAGCATCAAACGATTGCTGGTTGGGATTGTCTTTTTCAGAGTCAAAACGAAGGCATATTCCCTCAATGCCAGCCACCCTTATCTTCCAGTGTGAAGTTTCCTCATCAACGCTCATCCATCCTTTGATGGGTTCGCAGAACTTTCCGTGGGGGTCAAAGATTGATGATGGGTTTCCTGCGCCGACAACGTAAAGCTCTTGCGCCCCCTTAAATCCCCAAATGGCCTCGTTAATCACGGAAGCAGAACAGTCTTGTAATTCGTCAATGATTAAAACAATGCGACGATTCTTTTTACCCTGAAGTCGCTTCTGTGCGTCATCCTTAAATTCGTCGCCAGCCGCCAAGAGCATGATGGAAGATGCGTCGGACACGCCAACGGAGGCGTCGATTACCTTGCCCTCTTCGTCAGAAAGTTTGATGATGTCCATTGACTCGATTAGCCGCCCCGGAGCCACACCCAACGCCTGAGCCTCACGATACATCTTTACCAGTGCGCCCCATATTCGCTGTTTTGCGTCAATCTTGCTTGTTGAAACTACAATAACCATCGTGTTCAATGGGTCGCAAAACCAGTTCACAAGACCAAATGCGGCCATGTCCCAAGACTTTCCAGAGTCGGTTCCGCCAGCGAGTCCTGTAACACCCCTGACATATCTATTGCTTCCATCAACCTCTATGTTGTTCATGCAGAAGGCTTGCGCCCTAAGCTCTGCCCATTTATGCCAAGCGAAGGTTGGCCATATTGTTGATACGATATTTTTGTAGTGAACGGCCTTGCCAAGCCCTCCATCCTCTTTGGTTAACCCCGCAAGGAATGCGTCCATCTCGATTCGTAGCGGCGTAACAGCGGCCCCGCTTTGCGGATACCAAAGCCTTCCATATTTTTCAACCGCACCATCAGCGTTAATTGCTGTTGCCATAAGAATTTGATTATACTATATTATGGCGAATGGAAGAAAAAAAGAAGCGCGGCAGGAAGCCTATTGATTGGGACTCGCCAGAAAACAGGTATAAAAAACAAAACGCCTTCAAGCTGTTTGTAGCCGATAGAGAGCTTTCCGAGGTTACAGAAGCTTTGGGAATTAAAAACATTTCTAACACGAAACGTTTTATTTATTCAGAAAAATGGGAAAAACACAAGCAAATTTGGCTTGATAACCCAGATAAAGAAATGCCGTATCCTTGGGAGGAGGAGGCTCCCGTTAAGCTTGCGGCCCCTCCGCCAGACATGAGCTTAATGAAGCAGGACAAGAGAATACAATGCATTAAGGGATTCTCAATGTATTGCGCTGGAAGAAATATTGCGGAAATTGCACAAGAGCTAAACGCCAGCCACGCAACAGTAAGCATGTGGGCCGACACTCAAAGATGGAAGATTTGCAGAGAGCGTCTTGTCAATGACCAGTCTCCAGCACCTTGGGAAAGCGATGATGTCCCAACCCTTATTTCTGACATAACCGCATCTCTTGAAACGATGAAGAAGTCCATTAAGTTTCTGACTGGCAAGGTTTTGGTTAAAGCCGCAGATGCCGCGCAAGAGCTTGATGGTATGGAGGCGTTGGGTATGATGCGTAACATCAAACAACTCGCGGAAGCCGCAACAATTAACTTCTCTGAACCAAACCAACAATCACAGGTTCAGATAAACATTGCAACAAAGCTGGAATCGTTAAAGGTTCCAGACAACAACACATTTGAGGCCGAATTGGTAGTCAATGAGTAATTCCCTTAAATTTTGTCTAAGCAGAAAGGAAGCAGTTCCTCCTAATGGTTTTCGCTGTATTTGCCCCATGACGGACATAATGGTTCGTGCGGCAGACTTCGGGGAGCTTGTAAAGGAATGCACAAAAACGATTATGTCCCTTGGGCTTGTGCCGCCAGCGGATTTAGTAAGAGAGGTTGAAAACGCGATTTGCAACGAACTTCCCGGCTACAAGTTCTGCAAGCCATGCTCTCAAGTGAAACAGACCCTTGGATTCGGCGCAATTACCAGATGGGTTACAGCAATGTATAAGTTTGCCAAAGAAGCAAAGTTTTCACTTGTCGAACAAGAAGAAGCTGAACGGAGAGCTAAAATCTGTGCTTCTTGCCCTCACCAAATTGAGGCGGCTGGATGTTGGGGATGTAAGGGCATCGCTGGAATGCTTCCACACATTGCTGGTGCAAGAAAAACATCGTTTGACCCGCAGCTTAAAGCTTGTGGGATTTGCGGATGCTACAATTCTGTTAGCGTTCATTTGCCCGTTAGTGTTCAAGGTGGAGAAAATTTAGAGTTTCCCGATTGGTGTTGGAAGAAAAAAGTTTAGCCAATATCTTGAAATCTTGTGATTGGCTTGTTGAATAGCATCTTACAGCTATCCGTGGCTCCGTCTCTGTGTTTGGCAACAACAAACTCTACATACGGCATCTGTGTCTGATTTTCTGGGTCTTCATCGTCCCTATGAATCATAATGACAATATCCGCATCTTGCTCAATTGCGCCAGAGCCTTTTAGGTCTGCCATGTTTGGCTTGCCCTTGCGCTTCTCTGGGTCGCGGTTTAGTTGGGCCAAAATCAGAATTGGCACGTTCAAGCTCTTTGCCAATTCTTTAACGCCATTGCTGATTTCTTCAACTTCGCAAACCCTGTTTTCCTTTCCGCGTTTTGAGTCTCCGTGGATAAGCTGAAGGTAATCTATAACGATTAGGTCTATTGGCTGTTTCTGGTGCGCCCTTCTGGATACCGCCTTAATATATCCCATGCTTCGGCCAGAGGAGTCATCGCACAATATGTTGGAATCAATGATTTCTTGAGTGGCATTTGCCAAAGCCATCTTTTGATCGTTGGTTACAGCGCGAGCCAAGAGATGGGCAACCGGAACTCTTGCCCTTGAACGAATCATTCTTTCCATCAATGAAACGCTGGTCATCTCCAGAGAGAATATCAACACGCGCTTTTTAAGGTCTAGCGCAACATGCTCTGCAATCTGCATTGCAGCAGAAGACTTGCCAACGCTTGGACGAGCCGCCAAAACCGCCATGTCCCCACCGCGAAGCCCAAAGGCCAATATTTTGTCTATCTCTTTCATTCCGGTAGATACACCACGCCTTGGTTCTCCGCGAAGAATAGCTTCAATGTTTGACACGGCAGCGTCAGCAGCGGACTTAATGGAAAGTTTGTCTCCGTCATCAAGCATGAAGTCAGCCTTCATAACACTTGTTTCGCTCCAGTTTTTAAGCTGGTCAAGGGTCATCTCCCTGTCTCTCGCTTTATGAATCATGTCGGATGCCAAAACCTCCAAAGAACGGCGATAGCGAGCATCCTCAAGCTTTGGATAGTATCTTGTCCAGTTTGTATGAGATGGACAAAAGGTTGCAATCTCCGCAATCTTTTGTTGACCCCCAACAGATGCAAGCTGTTGTTGGGCCTCAAGCTCGTTCATAATCGTAACCCAGTCAGCTTGTAAGTTTTGTGCAATAAGTCGAAGCGCGGCACGATAAATCAGCTTGTGTTCGTTAAGATAAAAGTGATCTTCTTTTATCTTTTCAACCATTTCCTTTTGCAGCTCTGTCGGTGCATGACAAATGCATGACAATGTTGCGGCTTCGGCTGATTGTTCGTATATGATTTCTTTCATAAATTATTGGCCGTCATTAAGTATTTGAAGCTGTCTAAGCTTTTTGGCGCAACCCTCAACCATGAATTGGCTCATCCCTCCCGCGATACACGGAATGTATTGCCTTGCGTGGGTCTTTCCGCCACAACGATCAATTCGCCCAATGGCTTGTCCCATTTTTACTGGTTGATCTGTTGGAAATATGTAGCTCACTCTTGGTCTGGTTCCTGTAGTGTCGTGGAGGCTAACGCTTGCGCCTCCCGCTCCGATGTTAGACAGGAGAATGTGTATTTCGTTCAATTGAAATTTTTCGATAAGTTCTTTTCGTTTTTTTGGAGATTGACCACCAAAGAAGCCGTCTTTTGTTCCGAGGATGCTTCCAGCAAGTTCCCTGCTTTCCGTAAAAGAAAAGAAAGCGGCTACAGAGTTGCCACACTTTATGTCTTCTTGGATTCTTTTGCAGACATGAGGAACAAGGGCCATTTCTGAAGCTTTCCACGCTTTCATTCTGTTGCCGCGCCGAACGTTCATAATGATATTTCTGTCTATTCCTTGGGACTCCATCCATCTGGCTTGCTTGTCGGCTTTCTCCCATTTTCTTTCAATCTCATAAAACTCCTCAACAATGAATGGAAGGACTTCAATTGTTGTTCCTGCATACTCGCTTCCAAGGTCTGATTTTCTCATCCTGCAACCTCTTTGTGGAATAAGCTGCTTGTGAATTGCGACAAGTTTTTCTGTGTAGCTTTTGTCCCACCACCACCTGTCCTCGTCTTGGTTGTATCGGCATCCATTGCCATACATAAACCTTATCCAGTCATCTCCTCCAGAGTGCAAGCCTGTTATCCTTCCTGCAATACGCAGTTCAAGCGGAGAAAGAGCCAGCGTTGCGCTGGCGCAAATTATTGGTATGTTTTGCTTTATGGCCCCACCGATACAGGCGGTTGTTATGGAGTCCATGTTTCGGGTTATCTGTGCCTCGTCTGCAATAATGATAATATCGCTGGGGTTGTTCCACTTGAAATACCTGTCGCCAAACTGTCCTATGCTGGGCCTCCAGTTGCCCCTTACGGCTTCGTAAGACCCAATGTGGTATGGCTCCGCCCCGAAGTGAGAAAACGCCTTGTGCCACCCCTCAACGCCAACAACAGGACAAAGCACAGCAACCCTGCGTCCAGTTTCAATGGCGGCAGCAAGGTCGCAGTAGGTTTTCCCCATACCAACCTCGCTCATGTCAACAGCCCCAGCATATCCCCATTCTCTTGTCCCGTTTTGCAGGGCGCGTAAAAGTTGGGATGCTGGAACCTGTTGGTGGTTAAGAAGTTTGGGACTGAACATTTTGCTTGCCCCAGCGTTTTGCAGCCACAGCTTTCATGTGATCACTTCTGCGCTCGCGCTCTTGATCTGAAATAACGCGGCGTTTCTTTTTTTCTTTTTTGGGTTTCAAATCAGATTTGGACGTTTTAAGGGTTGCCGAAACTGGCTTCGGGAACCCCTTTAAATTTTCGGAACCCGAAGTTTTCGCAAGTCCCTCCTGAACCATTTTATGGAGCGAGCCGTCTTTGCATCCGTGGATAACCACAGCGTCCATTGACACAAAGCGATCTGGACAGGTTACGTTTTGTATTTCTTGCGCGTCTGGACTGTCGGCAAAAAACACAATTTTGCCGTCCTTCCTCTGATAGTTCACGCTTTTCCAATACGCACGAATCAGGGGCGTGTCTCTTGCTATTTTTAAAAACTCCCAACGGCAATACACGTCCCAAGGTTCTGGCTCGACCCCCGCAGATCGGTAGGACAGGTTGTAAGAATTTAAGTTTCTCGCCAAGGGGCAATAATCAAAAAAGTTTGGCGGATAAATCGCGCTACCCACAATTAGCTTGTGAACTTTTTTCCCTCCGGTGGTTGTCCCCTCATTATACATGCACCCAAGGATTGAAGGGTTCTTGGCGTATTCGTCTTGCAAGATGTCGCACCATCCAGCTTTTACGGGAACACAATCTGGCTCCCAAAAATACCAAGGCTCTCCCTTGGAGTAACATTCAACAGCGGCGTCCACAAACATCTGATTTGGGCCAAGCGGCCAACCATTAAATCCATCTTGTGCCACAATCCTGCCAACATCCACAAAACATTCTTTTAGGATTCCCGAAATTTGATCTACTTCTTTGGTTTCGGCTGGGCAACAGATGGTGGCTTTATGCCTTATGTTTGCCCCTATTGATTTGATGGATTTGGCTGACTCAATGGCAAGCTCAACATCTCCGTTATGATATGCAAATACAATATTCATTTTCTTTTCTTTTTGTTGCTATGATCGTTAAGGTATCTCTCAAGGCTTTCTGCTAAATTTTGTGCCGCTTCAATCTCTGTTGCTGGGTCAAAATAATATCCTCCGCGCTCTTGGTAAATGTTTTCCATCGGCATTGGTAAGCCCCTTCTAAATCTTGGCCCAACAGGACACGGGGACACGGAATCTGTTGATATGACCGTTAATACTACTTTGAATTTGGACATTTAGGAAACTCCGCCCAATATTTAATCAATTTTTCAAGAACGTGGCCAACTCCACTCCAACCGTAATAGGGATCATAATAACATGCCGTCCTAAATGGAGGGTTGCAATTTTCGTTGGCAATGATGTAAACTCCAGCTACATTTGGCTTTTCATCGCCGTAGTCGTGCCACACGATTGGTTCAGATACAAAATTTAAATTATTCATCGTTATGTATTTGACAAGAAAAACTCCACTTCGTTCAAAAACTCCTTTAAAAAGAGGCGGCAGGTTGCGGGGAGCATCCCCAAAACGCGCAAAGCAATATCGTGAGTATGATAAGGTAAAGGGTGCGTATCTTGCTCTCCATCCACAATGCGAGCGTTGCAAAAACAAAAAGAGCACTGACATACACCATAAGGCTGGCAGGGTGGGTCAATGGTTGTGTAAATACGAATATTTTGCCGCTTTGTGTCGTGAGTGCCATGATTGGGTTCATGCTAATGGTAGGGATGCTAGGAAGTTGGGTTGGATTATTGATATAGTTCATGCTCTTCCAAATCCCGATCAAGAGCCTTGAGTTTTTCTATCTCGTAGCCAAAATCGGGCTGGTAAGATTTTGTGATTTCGCAATAGACCTTATTGCTTGGAGTTGTCAATTTTCGCCAGTTATCAACAAGATTGACCCAACTGGTTTCAAGTGGCGCGTTCCATTCATGGGCTGGGGGGAAGTTCCAAGGATAGGGCCGTGGATAAGAAACACAACCGTTAGCAATAAGTATTGCTATTCCTATCCCTGCTCTTTGAAGTCGTAAAACCATAGTTCCTCCTCGCTTTCGCTTACCCACCTGCTGCCTGTGCGTTCACAGCTAAACTCTTGGCTGAATACTTTCCAGTCTGGCTTGGTGTCAAATTTCTTGGCAATAAATGAACCGCCGTCCATCCATAACACGCGATTATTTGGCTGGATAAAGTATTGCCCGTCTCCAGCAAACACATGGCCGCATTTGTGGCCAGCCGCCATCTCTCCATACCCAGAGGTATAATGTGGCCCCAAGCACCAATCCAAGGTGAACATGTATTGGGCTTTTTCAAAAGACTTGTTCTTCAACATAATGTTGGCTGCGCGGTTTTTGCAGTAGTCCAAGATGTTGACCGAGCAGTAGTAGCTCATGGAGTCCCATAGCTGAATCCAGTCCAGAGGGTAGTTGCTGCCACCCGTTTCATCTGTATGGAGATATTGAATTGGAACTCTGGCGTGTTGTGAGCCGTATTCGGTCATAACGCTAAACATTCCGCACCTTTGGGGTATTGACGTGTAGGCGAAAACTTCTACAACAACTCTTTCTCTTGTCACGCTTGGCTCAAGGTCATAAAAGAATCCTTTGTCCAAGAATGCAAAGAAAAACGGAATGTTTACGTTAAGATAGTTCATTGGTTGGCCAATTTTTGCAAAAGTTTTGTCTGCTTTTGAAGTTCTTGTGTTTGATACTCAAGCTGCCGTTGTGCGCGGCTTGCATCCAATTGGCGATAGGCTTCTGCTGTGCGAGCCTGAGAGTCTCTGACAATGTTATCAACCAATGCTTGTGTTCTTTTTGCCGTGGAATCTGGCTGTGTCACGGTTGCTGTTCCATAGTTATATGTTGGAGAATTGTTCCCGTAACCAGTATTATACGAATATCCGCTGTAGTTGATTGTTTCTTGTGCTTGGGCTGCGCCACAAACAAAAATCAAAAGCATTGCTGCTGCTTTGATTTTTTTGGCAATCGAATATTTCGCATAGCGTTTGCCATTTCTGGAAACGATTTCTTTGCTGATTTTAATGCCAGAGCGTTTGATTTCGTTGATTCTGGATGCCAGTCGGAAACACTTAAAACGGCTTAACGCTTCAAGCGGTGTGATTGATTTACCTTTGAGAAGGTAATTGAGGATTTTAACTGTTTGACTAGGATTAGTGTGGTTTTTCATACGAGTCAATAGACACAGATTAACCACAAACGTTCAATCTTTTTTTAAAAAATTTGTTGGGAACGGAGTGCGCTATGTGGTCAAAATTTTTGCGCCCTTCTTAATGTTGTCTTTCGCCCACAACGGCTGAAGATTTTTCCAGTTAAAGCATTTCTCTTGTTGGGCTGGAATTGTTAAATTAAAACTACTGCATGGCAGTATGTGGTCAATATGCCACTTTCCGTAATTTTCCCAAGACATTCCATCAGTCCACTTTGATTCCAAGTGTTTTTTTAGAAATTCAATAGAACATCCAACCAATGACAGCGACGGCTTCCCGGAAAATGATCTTTTTAATGCATCTTTGAGTCTTGATCGCAGATTTAATTTTATTCGATATTGAGGCTCTTGTTTTTTTCTTTTATAATATTCTCTCATGTTGGCATTGTATTTTTCTTTGTTTTTTTGCCTCCACAAGCGATTATAAATTGCTGACTTAACTTTGTTTCGATATTTCTTTTTATTGTTTATATATTTTTTGTAATTCGTTTCTCTTAATCGCTTATTGTATATTTTTGAATTTCGCCTTTGTTTTTTTAAATATTCTTCAAATGTTTCTTTTTTATACCAAAGCTCTTTTCCGTTTGAATATTTGTAAAATTTTCTTTTTTCTCCATGGATTGGGTGATTGTCTCCGTGTTTAAAGGTTCCGAGCGGCATTCCTGTTGCAACTTTTAATAGTTTCATTTCTGAATATTTTATATAGAAACAAATAAAAGTCAAGCATGGGGCTTTCGGGAGTCTAAGAGGCTCATGCCCCGCCCGTCCCGCCAGACGCCATTCATCACGAGGATGTAGAGGGCTGAACTGGCCGTGAAGTTGTCACGCTGCCCAACAAAAATTATGGCTGGATGTCCTTGGGGACTTTCTTCCGAGCTAGATGTTGTGTGGCCACACAGAGCATCATCGCATCGGCGCGGCTATCCGTGTTGATGTCCTTTCGCACTTTTCTACGGATACTTGCTCGTCGGGAGTTCCCAATCTGCGTTCTGCGAATACTTCGTCCGACACAGGAACGTGAAAAAATGGAGCTACGGCTCAGGTCGCTCATCCCCGTGATGCGAACCCGCCGGAACGCTTTACTCACATTGATGCCCTCAATGACCGCAGCGAGACCCCTGATGTCCACCATGAACTTGCGTCTAAAATGGCAGGAGTCAAAATCTGGAGGAGTCGGTATCGAAACCGAGTGCGAAGGCATGGCCGTTCGTCGAATCCAATTCTCTCCCCCTTAAAATTTAAAAGAACCAAAACTGCTATGTATGTATAGACTCACATTTTTTAAACATGTTCAATCTTTTTTTATTTATTTCGGAAGATTATAGTTATTTCTAATAAATTTGGTTTATAAATGGATATAAATGGCTATAAGTCGATATATGATCAACGCTATCCCTACGGGAGAGCGATGGGAGTTTGCCCACATCTCGCCCCTGCGAAGGGGCTAAAAATATGGCTGAACAACCTATCCCTGACGTTTTCGCGCATGGTTAGTTGTGCCTTGTTCACTACGGCTCCGAGGTTGCCAATCTATGACCGATGGCTAGTGAACGCATCTCCCAGAACAAGTCTGGCACTTTATCATCACCTGATGAATTCCCAAGGCGGCTATCTCAATCGCTCCTTGGGGCGGATTTTCCAAGCGTTCGGCGGTTTTATCCTTGCATACCTACGGCTTGTTGTTCGGCAAATATGTCAGACGTGCCGTTCGTCTTTGTCTATTGACAGCGGAACCTATCTGGCGTTCAAATAAAGTCAAACAAATTTTTTTTGAACGAACACCCAAGTCAGTTGTCAAATCCACCTTATGAAAATCCAAAAAGAAAAACTTAAAGAAATCTTGTCCCACGGCCCCGTATCGGCAACCGAGATTGCCAAACTCTTTAACTGCACCACGCCAGCCGTTTATCATGCCATTAAAAAATGCAAGATTTACGAGGGTCGCAAGCCCTCTGTAAAAAGCCGCCAATATCCCTCAACGCGAGTTGTTAAGCTAATTGCCGATATTCTGAAGAACTTTTCAACATCGTCAATTGCCGATATTGCAAAAAACAACAACTGCACCAGAGAATATGTATCACAGCTTGCGGGGCAACTGCGAACAGAGGGTCTGCTTAAATGATCGAGGATATTCTTAAAAAAATATCAAAAGACAAAAACGCCGCAATCGACTGTCTTGAAGAGATAATATCTTCTTGTGACGATTGGCTTAACAGCATAATCCAAGAACCAAGTGTTGACTTTATCAAGGCAATCAGAGATTACACCAAAAAAGAGCTTGATAAAATCGAAAAACCCCACGAACTTCAAGAAATCCACGAGTGGAAAAACGGAAAATACCAGATTAACAGAGTAAATACCTAATGTGTTTTCAGGCCAAATTATCAAATCTACCCGCGCCGACAATTTACCCAAGGGGAAGAAAGCTCATAAGGAGCAGTTCCTTGTTTGAGGAAGAAATTATCGGGGCTTCAGATGGCGACATTTGGTTTGTTGAGGTAGAAAAAAAAGTCGCCGACCCGATAATTTCCCAACATCACTACAGCCATAAGCCGACATCCAACTCATTTTGCTCCCTTTTAATTTGTGACGGAAGGGGAGTAATACAATTAGGATACGGAATAAGGCCAAAACTAAAGGGCAATCTTTCTAATATTTGCAAAGATGGAGAATGGTGCGAATTCGATAGAATGTGGCTACATGACGATTTGCCAAAATTTAGCGAAAGCCGCGTTATTGGTCTTTTGTTTTTTTATATGAAGCACAAATTTCCAAAAATAAAATTTGTAATCACTTATGCAGACGAGTCCGCCGGAAACAGCGGAACAATTTACAAAGCAACCAACGCCATAGAAATTGATGGCAAGGAAGTTGATTTTTATATTTTGCCAAACGGAGAGCGTCTGCATCCTGTAACGGCTTGGCACAGACACGGAACTAGAAGGTTTGACGTATTAGAAAAAATATATCCCGGAATTATTAGAATTAGAGGAAATAACGTTCAAGGAAATGCCGATAAAGAAAAACTTGAAAGATTGCGAGGACTAAAACAAAGAAAATATGTTTATGGATTAAACAAAAAAGCTCGAAAAAGCATTGAAGTAATGCTTGATTCGTTGAAAAAATAAAACACATGACGCTGATACCCCTAATAATAACAACCGCATGTTACTTGGTAACAGCTTTTGGCTTCTGGCAACAAGGTAATGTGGGTCTTGCCGTCGCCTTTGCTGGATACAGTTTTGCAAATTTTGGATTTCTTTACATCTGCATCTACGGACAGCCATGAGCAAAAAAGAATACTTCTGGAATTATCTCCTACAAAAGAATCCAAGGCTGTTGGAAGACCCCCACTTCACTACAGCCAGCATTAAAAAGTTCTTTGACATCGTTTATGGCAAGGGCCACGATGACGGGTATGTGGCGGCTTCAGAAATGCAAAAACCAACATACAGGTCTTCATCAACTTCGATTTTTGAAGAAATTTTTGGTATAAAAAAATGAAATACAAAGTCGTTCAAAGCGTGGGATGCACACTCAACAGTTCCACTATTAACGGCGTGGAATATTGGGAAATGCCCGAATCATCACGAAACGAATTTCTGGATCATGTCTTGAACAGGATTAAGGATGGAGTAAGGCGCGGAGAATTTTACATAGATCAGATTGTTGACTTAATCCCCGCAGATGACTACAGCTATTCCAAACCGTGCGGACAATGCGGAGATGCGGTGTCAACCACAACTTGGAACATTGAATAAACGTGGCTCGTGGTGTAATGGCAGCACAATGGATTGTGATTCCGTCAGCGAGGGTTCAAATCCCTCCGAGCCA